CTTATTATCTTGTTGGTTGCGGCGGTGGGTTTAAGGGAAGGCCCGGGCACGGTAGATCGTATACTAGGCGCTCGGACGGTTCCTAAGCCTACGAGGCCCATGAGTTTCTCAATTTCGATATCTGCAAGTTCGTCGTTAAGGCTGCCCACGGCTTCTGCTACATCATCTATTCCAGATGCTACGTCGCCGAAATTGACTGAACTAAGTGTCTTGATTGTTGCTAAGGCTGGAACAATTGAATTGCTTAAGTCCGTAAAAGAGCCGATTAAAAGACTTATTCCATATGCCGCGACTGCAATGCCGGCGCCGATCAAGAAGAAAGCTCCCCCCACAGCTAGCAAGGGCAGGGCGGCGGCGGCGCTAGAGGCGCCGAGGGCTATAATTGCAGGCACCAATAACCAAGCCATGAGGGCGAACCCGCCTACAAGAACAACTATTGAGCCGAAGGCAGCTGCAATTGCGGTCGTGCTATCACCAAGTGCCCCAAAGGAAGAAACTAATTCCGCTAGCCCAAGAGATGCTACAGCTATGCCGGCTCCTACCATCAACATTGCTGCGCCGAAAGATAATATTCCCTTGTAATTGTCGCTCAGAGCCTTAAAAAATCCCTTAAAAGACCTTAAAGATTCGCTAGCAGATGCGCCCGCAGATTGAAATCCAGGAGCTACCCTTTTAAGGGCTCCGGTTAGCATTCCAATTGGTTTCGATACAAAACTTAAAACGGAAGTGAATTTAGTAAGTGCCACAATTGCCACACCAATGCCCAATACCACATATGGCCAGGCGGCGCCGAAGAACGACGCGGCGGACTGGAGCCATCCTAGAGCCGTCGCAATTGACTCAATAACCCAGCCAAAACTTATAGCCAGTGATTTTGTTATGGCAGACACCTTCTCTTGAATACTCATATTTTCTTTAGCAGCTTCAGAGAGATCATTATAAGACATCGACGCGTCATCAGTGTGCGATTGTAATTCCTTATAAACATCTAGCCCTTGGCCAAACATTTTATTTGCTTGAGCCATATCTGTAATACCAGCAGCCGTGGCGATCGCCTTTCTTTCAAAGCGCCCCAAAGAATCCCAAGATTTTCCAGTTGCACGAACGCCCTCCATTAATAACTCGATCCTCTTGGACTCAGATGCATTAACCATTTCCACCGTATCGAAGTAATCTCCGCCGAGCATGGCGTTTAATTGGCCAACATGTTCTGCTGCCTCATCAAATGTATCAAACTGACCAGCTATATCAAGCATTTCCGAAGTTTCCATATTCAAGGCTTTTGCTGCAGCTGCAGTTTCCTTGAATACGTCGGTAGCTTTATCTCCCCAAGCAGCTAGCCTAGGCCCCAGGGCTGCATAGTCCCTCATCATTTCTTTCGGAGAAGCCTTAATCGCTTTTGCAAAGCTAGCTAATCCTCTAGTCGTCGCTTCAGCTTCGGCGGGAGCTAACCCCAGCGCTGTCGTGGCGAATCCCACGCCTTCTGCGAACTCCGTAGAGGCATCGAATGCCATACCCATTGCTGCAACGTTATTTTGTAGAGACTCGCGAGTTGCCTTATTCTGAAACACGAAAGCGGAGTTAGCAGAAGTTATAGCATCAAACTGTTCTGCAACATCTCTCATTCCGTAACCCAAGTGAACTTGGTTCTGGCGGACGTCTAGTAATGAGTCGGAATACTCCTTAGATAAACCTGTTCCTCTCTTAAACTCTGCCAAAACCTGATCCATTTCGAAGAACAGCTCTTTGGTAGAATCTACCACGCCCAAGAATGCAGAAGCTAAAAAGTTTGTTGGGTTTATAGCTTCTTTAATTCCATTTCCAATCTCTCCCAAAGTTGTAGACAGAGAACCTCCCGCTTCTACTGAACGGGTGAAAGACCCAGCTAGGCCTTGGCGAGTTTTCCACGCGTCTGATATACCAGTTGATGAACTGACCATATCTTTCATTGCTTCGCCGATCTCTTTGGCTGCTTTCTTTTGTTTGTCTAAAGTTTTAACTCTTTCTTTTTCGATCTCGGCGAGATCTCTTTTCGCCTCTAATTCCTCGTTTGTGCTTTCAAGTATACTCTTATTAAGTTGAAAATTACGAGTTTTTTCAGCTATTTCCTCTTTTGTTAATTTACCTTCTTCGTGTTTTAGTTTAAGCGATTCGAATTGGGCCTTAAGTTCTTCAACTCTAGCCTGTCTAGCCTCTTCGTTAAGTTGTGAAGCCTGAGCAATAAGGTTCAGCCTATCCGTAGCATGTTCAACCTGCTTTTCCGAAGCCTCGATGTCTTTATCGATCTGACGAAGGCGCTCGCCTTGAAGCTTTTTAAGCTCCTCCTCTTGTGCGATCTGTTTGGCTAAAGCTTTATTTTGCCTTTCGATCTGCTTGGCTATTTTTGCTTGTTCTTCAGCACTTAGTTCTGCCATCTACAGATTTTCCCCTATTTGAAAGGCCACTTAATCTTCGTCACGTTTTCAAATTTTCGAACTGCTGAATCTAAGTCAGCTTTTCTCTTATATGTCTTCGGGTTATCTAAACCATATCTTGAAAACGCTTCCATAAAAGCTTTTTCTTTTCCTAACGCAGTCGCGAATGTAGCTATCTGAGAGGGATTTCCTCTCACTTCCATCGGTATGCTGAAACCTCCGAACATAGCTCTCATAATTGACTTGATTGTAAATCCCCTAGATGCTAAAGAAACCTCGTCTAAGTTTTCTTCACCAAGATCTAGAACTTGGGAAACTATTTCGCCATCATTTTCATTTTGCATACCAAATCCTCTGGAGTTGTCACATCTTAATATAATTAGTTATGTACCTAAAAATAAAGGCCGAGTTAATACCCAGCCTTTACCTTCTTCTACTTTTACTTTTTCTTTGGGCCTCTTCTGCTTGTTCTTTTTCCATCTCGAATTGTTTTGCCAATCTGTTAATGAACCAAATTCTAAGCCCAACTGGAAGATTATAAGCCTCTATAAAAGACCAGCCCGCGTGATATTTGAGCAAGAAAAATTGCTCATACACGCTTTCCATATATTTATCACTTAGGCCAAAAAAAGTTATAGGTAAACGGTACCTCCATTTCTTGCTCAAATCCGCAAGATGGGCACTCGAAATCCTGTGTGGCGTCAATGTTGGGGACTAGCTTCCCATACGCCGTACGGAGCCAGCGAGAATCATTTGCTGGCATGTTGTCAATAAATTTACCAATTTGTATTTTGTCGTCGACACCGTTAACAGATACAACAAACTGTTTAAATTGATCAGTCAATGTTGTCTCTTCCTTGGTACCTAGTTTTTTATTTCTATTGGTTATCCTAGCGTTAAGTTTCTTTTCATCGTGTCCGTTGAGAAGACGAACATTTACATATGCCTTTGTTAGAGGTAATAATATCATGAAAGTACCATCTGAATTTTTCTCCACGCCAAGCTCTGAAAACTCTTCTTCCGCATATTCTTTAACTTCCATTTCAGTTAAATCAAAAGAATGTTCAGCATTCGCGAAGCATGCTGGACAAGTTATATTAGTATCGTAACTCGGACCATAAGCAGAAATCCTTGAGGCGACAATAATAGAATTCTTATCTCCAACTAATAAATCATTAATATTAATATTCTTATCAACAATTATGTTTTGCAATACTCTCTCTAGGGCTATACCCTTTTTAAGTAAAGTTTTACTTGTCAATATGTCTTCATCTTTAGCAGTCATATGACGTATTTCGATAGATTCTTCGTTATGCAGAGGGTGGCCTTCTGCATAAAATTGCCCCCTAGACGGTAAGTCTACCATCTCTGTCGGGACTACGAAACTCAATAGATCTTCGGTGGTAATAGAACTCTGTACAGGTGGGGTCTCGCCGGCATCCTTCTTACCTAGGCGATCCTTATTGTTTCTCGGACTCATGCAAACCTCATTTGCTTAATAAAATATATTTTATATTATAATCTATTTTCTTGATCTGTTAAACTTATTAAGAAAATTTTAAATTGCTTCTTATCACACGTCGACAGGAGCTGGGATTGTGGGTACTACACCATCCAAATCCCCGCCGGGGACGCTGAGCCCGCCGGCATAAGTCATCCAGGCCCAATCATAAATAATAGTACAAGAAACTTCTACTAGATCTTCACCTTCGTAGTCTAATTCTCCGGTTTTAACATCTGTAACAAACGGATTTTTAAGAGTCCATCGATCTAAAATTTCTGTCATATTGGCGCCATGTTGTGTAATTACGACCTCGTTACCAATAGCTTCAGTGGCGCGCTTCTTTGTAACGGTCTGGGATCCATGATCTAGACTGTCGGGAAAATTATAACCAGAGGACCTAAGAATTTGCAAAAAAGAAGCTGACATATCAATAGGTTTGGCACTATCAACAATTGTTACCTCAATTGGCTGCCACTCTACGCGGCCGGGGTAATGGAATGTGTGATTTATAAACTTATGCGGATGCTCAGACATGTTCCAAGAAGGTTTAGTTACCGATTTCATCATCCAAAGGGAATCCGTCCCTATGGCTGGAATACTTAACGTCCATCTGAACTTTCTCTTTGGCTCTATATTTGCGTCACTCCAAAATCCCATTTTATAGGTCTCCTATTATTAAATATTTCTATTTGCTATTATTAACTAGTTCAGTTCTTTTTTTAATCATTAAAAGATGCGCCGCTTCTCATAATCGTGAAGTCGAGAGCAATAAACTCAATCGCCTTGGCCGGCTTAAGAAGAATTTTTGCATACATTATATTTCGGTCTCGAAGATCTGCAGTAGTTGTAGTTTCATCTAGAACAACTCTATAATCTTCCAGGCCGAAGCGCGCCTTTACACTAGACAAGAGAGGATTAACCTGACCCAAGAAACGGATCCACGTAGCCTCTACGTTGGCATCGAATAAAATTCGATTAGAGATTCTAGAGATCTCCTTTTTGAGATGAATCATAAGCCTGCGTACATTAATCCTGTCTAATGCGGATGATTTAATTTGAGCGGTTTTTTGGCCAAATATAACCAATCCTTCTGACGGGAATGAAGCGATCGGATTAATTCTATTCTCATAAAGATCATCTCTTTGTTCTGAGCTTAGCTTCTCGCGAGCAGATATTACTGTTAATCCGGCTGAGCCTTCTGATAGGCCGCCTCTGTTGAATCCAGCTGGAGCGAACCAAAGTTCAGATCTGTCTGCGCTTGAGCCCATAGTCCCTAGGGCTGCGACGGATGGTGGAATCCATACTAATTGGCCCACAGTAGAGTCTTTAACCTGGACCCATGGGTAGTATAGACACGCATAACTAGAATCTAAATCCCGGGCCTTCATATTAGAAACTGTGTCAGAAACAGATCCAACCTTGGGGTATGTTCCTGGCACTCCTTCATGAATGGGCTCGTATCCTCCCTTTGGATCGATGATTGCTAAGGCATCTCCTCGGTCTTCACAAACATCAGATAACCTTTGAGTTAAGCTCTCGTTTGTAATACCAGGCATAACTGCCAAATTAAATTCCATTTCATCAGGCTCCGCTATAACATCTAGGGCTCGGTGAATAGACGCGAAAGCATAGTTTGTCTTCCTAGACTTGCCTGACAGGAGAGTGTTTCTAAATGGATCTGGTTCAGTTACATCTATCCCATCGAAGCCTCCGTGCAGCACGGTAGTGAACTTTGTATACCCGGCGTCGAGAGTGGACTGGTATCCACCGCTAACCGCGGAGATTGATACTGATCTAGAACAAGATCCAGAAGAATATTCTGCATGCTTATCATTGTTGTCTTCTTGTAGTACAAGGTCATCAAGAGTAAAAACCCACATGTGCTCGGTTGTAGGGCCGGGATCAAAACTGTCAATAGCCCCGGGCTTGGCTCGGACCAAATCAACATTACTATGATCAAACCGGACTGAGCTACCGCTTTGTCTCAAATCTACACCAAAGTAAGCCTTTTTGTGGTCAGTATAGGACTCCGGCGCGTCACTCTTTTCTCTTAAAGCAATTGCGGGGAATTCCATTTTGCAGTCAAGGCCGACGTTACCGATTCCGACGGCGGAGTCGGATGCGGATCCATGCTGGTTAGAAATTCCGTCGGCCGTGACAAAACTATTAGCAATAGTTAGGTTGCTTGTGTCAGTAGAACCTGAAATCAAGAAGGACTTAAATCTAAGTGGCCCCTTAACTCCAAACGGAAGAGATTCTTTGTCTACCAAACTATTCTTAACATTCTCCGACATTTCGACGCGGACGAGCTTAGAATTATTTGGATAATCGTTGTATTCTTTGTACCTGCGTTCTGTGGAGTTCCATTTAATGTAGCGATCGCCAATTACTTTTGCAATATAGTTTGGAGAATTAGGATTTAAGTCTAAATTACTAAAAATCTCAAGGGTTTCTTTCTTAGAATCTGTATCGTTGATCTTTCTTATTTCTACAGTGAACGTTCCGTATGGGCTAGTGTTCTTGTCCTTCGGAGCCTTAAGATCTCTAATTGAAATCTTGATATTTCTCTGGTTCCAATCACCATTTGTATCCAAAGACACAACTTTAAAAAGCTCGGGAGAATCATCGGTAACAAACCCAGATCCACTAAGATTAGTAAGGTTCTGGGATATAAAAAATCCCGTCTCAGAAGGTCTAGCATCAATTCCTACGAAATCTCCGCCTTGATTTGTTCCGTTTTTTAGTCCAAGCATTATAGCATGTTGGCCGTCGCTGCTGGTACACATGTTATTAACCGCATATTCGAAAGACTCACCTAGCCAATAACTTTCTCGTTTGGAAGTATTTGTGGTGTCAGAGTTTGTTTTAGTGGGATTAGTATTGAAAACTCTTCGAATATATTTATCTGAGTTCGGATCAAAATTAAATCCATACGTTTTATCTCCCGTGCCGGCTGCGTCTTGGATAGCCACCTTGAATTCATGCTTTGCGGTGCCTTCAAGTATTACACCATTCGAAGCAGTTGCAATACCCTCGGCGTCGCCCCTCACGTTTCCAGATAGAGAGATACTTCCATCTTGTAAATACCAAATTGCTGCTAATGTACCGGTTATTTGATCTCCAGCAGAGCCAGAATCTACCATGAATAGTCCGTAAGCTCCTCCGTCGGTACCGCCTTCGCCGAGGGCTGGGACTGTCCAACCTGCACCGCCTAGAGCAGAAGTCGTGCCATCCGCATCACTATCTGCGACGCCTAATAATCTTACAATTGTGGCTGGACCATTATTTCTCAAATAAGCTTTCGCAGCATATGCAGCATAGGTTGGAGAGCTGCGGTTTCCCTCTCTCCAAGAGTCATTAGCGCCGCCGGCGGAGACTGGCTCCCCGAAAACTTTGACGAACTCGTCATATGATTGGACCATTGTGGGCCTAAAGGCCGGTCCTTTTTCTGTTCTGCCTATAATTACGGGACCCATTCCTCGGGCCACCGCTGGTAACTGTGATTTGTCGATTTCTTTAATGAAAACGCCGGGTGATACGAATTTGTACTTATCTATTGACATTATTTGCTGCTCCCTTCATTTGGAAAGTTAATGTATAAAACATACTCACCTTATAAATAGTAATTGTTCTCGCGAAAATCCAATTTATCCTTTATAAAAGCCTTCTTTGCCAATGTGTTCTGGCTTTTCATCTAAAAGAACGCGTTCACGAGAAATTTTGAATTCAACTGCGTTTTCTCTAGTTGTAATCCTGGGACGATTTCCATTCTCATCTGGAGAAAATATATATCCAATTACTTTTGTACTCATTTTTGTCTGATATGTTCTTTCTTCTTCTTGCAGGTTGGAAATATTATTGTTCATTTCATATGAGGTGTTCATAAAAGCCTCATATTTGTGGCCGTCGTGATTAATATAAAAATAATTATCAGGGCCTGGTGCTTCTGCAGCAGCAAAAGATGATAACACTTCATTCATTTGCTGTTGATATTCTGTCTGCACAGTTATATTATATTCAATCTCCAAATATGCTGGAACCGGAATTGAAATAGATTGATATACTACTTTTTTATTATTTCTGGGCCTGTTCCGATCCTTATGGTCTGATTCTGTTCTACGTGTCCTATAAGCATCAGCTTCTGCAAAGTTAGAAGTTTTTTCTTGATTTATTCGGCGTGCGATTACTAACTCTCCGCCTTGAATATCTTTCATTCTTTGTACCGGAGCATATACACTTGTTCTCTTTGTAAGCTCCTTTGAAATTGTTCCTCTCTCGATAGAGATAACAGGCAGTATTAAAGCTCCGTGCTCATCTCTAGTTTCTTTGCTCTCCCGAAATTTAGCGCGCTCCGGGGAAGCCCACACAATAGGAGTTCTCTTCCACCCCTTATTTGTTGAACAAAATATATTTAGTTCTTCATTAAGCCAATTATACATGGCGTAATCTATAGTTTCCAAAGTTGATGGCATAAACACCTCTTCATCAATTATTGAAGGGTCTTCTACACCGGTATATGAATAGTCTTTTTTATGAGGCATCGAATAATCCCTCTCTAGATCTTATTGCTTTTGCTGAAATTTCGAACTTATGATCTATTTGTCCAAATAATTGTTTTGTCTCATCTAAAGAAACTATTTCGTAGTGATATTTCCCATATAACACGAAGTCCCCCTCGATGACAAATAAGTCTTGGTCCTCAGTTAATCTCCTGCGATGGAAATGAATATTAATTTCGTTTACTTTGTCTAGACCGTAATGATCTGTGGAGGTTTTAAGACCGTCCCACTCTATTAGAGCGTGAACTCTTATTGGTGGCAAGAAATTCTTTTTTATAGCCTCACCGTATAGAGGATGAAAATTTGTAGTCTTTGTGTCTATTGGATAGTAGACAATCTGCTGTCCAATAACTCTTTCTATTAACTCATCATTAACTTGTTTAACAAGATCTCTTTCTTTCTCGCCTAAAAATAAAGGAGGCGGGGGAGAGGAGGGTCTAGACCATTTGTCCTTCTCTTCTGCCATAATTTATCCTACGTAAACGCCGTTAGGGACGCTAGTAAGGGTTTTGTTTGAAGCGTCGATTATTTCAGCTTCTGTTTGAGCTAGTTTACTGTATGTTATTTCATCTAACACTGTCTTCAATTCTTCGCGGAGTTTTTCCTGCTCATCCTTTGCTTGAGAAAGCAAGTCTGAGGCATTTAGCGTGACCGAATCACCAGGGATTGGAATCGTAGCAAACTTACCCCTAATCTGACCTAACATTTCTTTGGAAATTGATAAAGCAAATCTCCGGATCCACTGTTTACCAATACTATTAATGTTTTCAAAAGGAATGTTAGCGAATGGAGCAGTATTTAAATTATTAATACCCTTAGTTCTGGAACTTCTATCACTATCAGTTTCATCCCAAGGTTCGTCGGGGATCGTAAACTTAACCCATAAAGATTCTGGAGAACCCGAGTTTGGTTCTGGAAATATTCTTAATTTATTGTTTTTAATCTCGAAGGAATAATGAGAATTTCTAGTATATATGGCATCTTCATAAGCCATAGCTTGTAATTTATTTTGCCATGGTGGGATGACTTCAAAAGTAGAGTCATCTGCATACATACCATATGTTGACATATTACCAACTGTATTGAGGCCGCCGAAGTACCCATAGAATCTCCACATAGCATGTGGGGTCTTGTAATACACCTTATTTATTATAATTCTTTTTCCGTTAATAAGGCTACTAAAAGATGGTTTGGCGGCGATCTCTTTCTGAAGATCGTAATCTTGTTGTTGGTCGTTAATCGTTATGGACGCAGAGTATTCTGATTCTATACCATTTAATCCAGCTTCTTGTGAGGATCTGAATGAAACTCTTCTAGCGGATGAATAATCAAACTTTGGGTATTTTAAACCTACATGTTCGCCCGACAAACTTGATGATAGATCTCCAGATTTTAGGGCGCCTTCATGATCAAAGGTACCAGTTGTGTGTCCTAAAATGCTGGGGAGGGAATTTTTACCTTGATGAATATTAACAATATAAGAATATTCCAATACGGCTGTTTCATATGCAGTATATACATTCTCCTCTGTTAGCTCAACGTCGAGGACATCGCCCCCGAGCATTCTATATGTTAAGGAAACCTGATCTATTGCTCCGGAAACAAAATTGGCATCGTAGAATCCATTATCCGGATCTGCATAAAGTCCAAGAGGATAACTTGTTATAGTTTGAGCCTTTGAAAGTGTACCAGTAACCGGTAACACTATTGTGCTCATTCCGCTTGATGGTGATAAAACAGGTACAGCCATTATTCACTTTATCCTCCTAAAACATAATTAGTTTCCAGAAACAGAAAACCCCACTCTATTTCTAGAGCGGGGCTTCTGCTAACTACGGTTATTTAGTTATTACCCAAGAAGGTCTTGAACGAGCACTAGACCATACATGTCAGGTCGGACCATCTTTTTCGCATAGCGCGTCATAACGCCCTTGCGTGGTACGAAGTCTTCCGTACCAAAGATAGTGGGAGTGACCTGTAGCGGGACATACGGAGCGTATACGTAGCCACTTTCGAGGAAGCTACCGCCCTTACGACCAACTAGTACAACATTACGCGGGAAGTACGGGTCAACGTACACATCCCACTTCTTGCTAAGACTGCCTACCTTGACGGCACCAACGGTACCAGTGTCTTGGTCGGCTGTAACGCTAGCGCGGAATCCAGCAGTGAACTCAAGGATGTTCGCAATTTCTGGTGATACCACTAGGAAATTTGCGCCTCCACGAAGAGTCTTTCTGTGAATCGTTGCCGATACATCATTAATAGTCTCTGCAAGGGTCTCATACCACTCAGACACGTTACCAGTGAAGTCCGGACCAGCGATGGAGGCACCAACTGCTAGAGCAGTACCAGTGTCGCGGTTGAGGAATCTACCGGGTCGACGTGACCAGTGATATGTACCAGCGGCGGCGCCGCGTACGAGGTCATTGAGAATCTCACGATCAATCTCAAGAGCAATTTGCTCGGAGAGAATGCTCGTTAGCTCCACCTCTGCATCCAGGTTGTGGTATGCATTAAGGTCTTGACCTAACTCGGGAGTCCACTTGGCCTTGAGCTTCTTGGTGATCGCGGTAACAGCGATACTGTCCACCTTAATATCGATCTCCGGAATGCTCTCCTCACCCTCAAGTCCCCATGGTGTAGCACCAATTACGGAACCTAAAGCGTTTGAGGCATCGAAGTTATCTTCCATCGGGAAGGTAACGTTAAGGGCCTTAGACGTTAAGTGAGTTACTAGATCAGTAGTATTGCTGTCGCTACCATTAGAGGCAGTACCCTGGAAAACGAGAACGTAAGAGGTGTCAGCGGCTGTGACTCCAAGGGCGTTCAAGTTGGCCGTGGCGTTACCAGCGGCGCCGCCTACCATATCGGTAAGTCTACGGACTAGACGACACTTATCAGTGTCTAAGCTCGTCGAGCTACCTCCGTTGTCGGCTGCAGCTGCTCCGTCAGCAGAGAGAGCAACTAGGTTATTACGGTTAAGTAAACCTAGGTTCTGAGTGTTAGCACCAGTTACGGTACAAACAACAACAGAAGAACCAGACGCGTCGGCATCCCAACGGCAAAGCTTGCTTAGGCTGGTGTTTACGGTGCTTCCACCAATGGTAGCCGCTGTAACGGAATCTTCAGCATCATCTCCCTCGCCAGAACCAAGTACACCAGAGGCGATTACGGTAAGGGCAAAGTCAGCAGAGCCAGTCGGCGAAGAGTGTCCGTTGTTAAGAGCGTAGAAGCTCTTTTCAGCGTTGGCTCCGCCAAGATTGACACCACCAGTTAGCTCAGCACCTACCACGCCTCCGCCGTAAAGCGAATCGTTGGCGTCCTGACCTAAACGGCCTCCATTGAACTGGAAGTCCATGAAGAAGATAAGACCCGAGGGAAGGCTCATTGGCTGAACCGACACAAGGTCATTTGCAATAAGTCCACCGAATACTCGGCGGACGATTGGGAATGCTACGGACGCGAAGCCCTCAACATCACCAGCGGCCATTGACGAAGCTTCCTTTAGAAGCTGCGCGGCCTGATTTTCAAGAAGTTGGGCCATCCCACTTCTCTTGGAATCGTCATTGATACCCTCAAGAAGACCAGTACGTTCCCACTTTTCAAGTAGGGCGGCACCTTGCTTCTGAACGTTTCGATGTACGATACCTTCAGTTAGTTTGTCTAAAACAGACATAGTGTATTCCTCCATTTAGAATAAAATTTATCAACTTTGTTTTAATTCTCGCAGGTTATTTAATACCAGCTAGAATTTTCCACCGATCAGTACCCTGACCGGCATCTTTTTCCTTTCCAGAATTGCTTCTAGAAAGTAACATCGTCGAAGAAGTTTTATTTACAGCTTCACTCAGTGATTCTGATGGCTGTGCTTTTGGAGTACGGCCCACTGTGCTTTGAAGTGTTTCGAAAATTACTTTCGCCTCTTCAACAGTTTCAGCTTTTGACAGAGCATCGGCAAGTTTAGTTTTTTGCCGCTCATTCAAGGAGGAGCTAGTCAAAGCCTTGTTTGTGTATAGCAATTTAGCATTAATTAAGTTTGTTTCATTCAAAGTATCTGCTAATTTAGATACTGTGTTTTTTAACTTTAAAACTTTTTTGCTCTCGGAAACTAAATTAGCCTCCAAAGATGTTTTGTTTTCTTCAAGGCTAGCCACTGCAGACCTGAGCGCTTCGTTTTCTTCTTTAACGTCGTCGTCTTGCTCCATGGCGAGCGTTTGATCTTCCTGCACTTCTACCGAAGAATCGGGAGTGCCTGCCCAGCCGCTCTTGGTGGGATTGGTATCTAC